CTATGCCTCGGGCAATGCCGAGGTGCGCTTCTCGCTGCGCCAGATGCGCATTCGGTCGCGCTACCTGGCCAACAACAACGAGTACGTCAAGCGCTTCCTGCAGCTGCTGCGCAACAACGTCACCGGGCCGCGCGGCTTCGATCTGCAGATGAAGATCAAGAAGGCGCGCGGTGGCCTCGACGAAGACGCGAACGACACGATCGAGGAAGCCTACGCGCGCATGAGCAAGAAGGGCTCGTTCAGCGCATGCGGCCGACTCAGCCGTGGCGCCTTCGAGCGCGCCGCGATCACCTGCCTGGCGCGCGACGGCGAGGTGATCATCGAGAAGCTGTACGGCCGCGAGTTCAATGAGTTCGGCGTCACCTGGAACCTGGTCGATCCCGATCTTCTGGACGAGAACCTCAACGTCGGCATCAACGGCACCTACCCCGGTTCCGGACGTCTGGACGAAGGCAATTCGATCCGCATGGGCGTCGAGGTGAACAAGTACGGCCGGCCGGTGGCGTACTGGTTCCACAGCGTGCATCCGGGTGACGACGTCATCAACGTGCCGACCCTGCGACACCGCCGCGTCGACGCCGACCGGATCATCCACCACTACCTGGTGGAAGAGCAGCGGACCGACGCCGTGCGCGGCGTGCCCTGGATCTTCGCCGCGATGCGTCGCATGGCCATGCTCGGCGGCTACGAGGAGGCCGCACTGGTCTCGTCGCGCCAGGGCGCGTCGAAGATGGGCTTCTACAAGCGCCCGGCCGGCGAGCCTTCGCCGATGGACCACAAGGCCGATGGCAGCCCCGTGGCCGACAGCGAAGACGAAGAGGGCAACCTGATCGAGGAGGCCGAGCCTGGCGTCTTCGGCGTGCTGCCGCCCGGGTGGGACTTCACCACCTATGACCCAGCCTACCCGAACGACAAGATGGAGGCGTTCGTCAAGGCGATGCTGCGCGCCTTCAGCTCGGGCGTGGGCCTCAACTACAACACGATGGCCAGCGACCTCGAAGGTGTCAGCCTGTCGGCCATGCGTCACGGCGCCAATCAGGACCGCGACACCTACGAAGGCCTGCAGCAGAACTTCCGCGAGGGCATCGGCGAGCCGATGTTCTCCGCCTTCCTGCGCACAGGCCTGGACTTCGGCCGCATCGGCCGCCTGCCGCCCGAGGCCTTCGATCGACTCAACAAGCCGCGCCTGATCTCCAAGCCGTTCCGGTCGCCGGATCCTCAGAAGGACGTGGCCGCGCAGGCCCAGGCCGTCTCGCTCGGGGTGCGCAGTCGCACGCGCATCTGCGCTGAGAACGGCGAGGACTTCGTCGAGATCCTCGACGAGCTGGCCGAGGAAGAACGCTTGGCCAAGGCGAAGGGCGTGACCTTGAACACCGCCGCGGCCGCGGCCCACAAGACCCCCGCTGTCGACGACGCTGGCAAACCCGCCAAGCCCGGCAGCGAGGCCATCGACGACGACGAAGGAGAAGACGATGCCGCAGGCACTGGCAAACCCGCCGAAGACTGACGAGCCGTTGAAGCTCGGGCGCCAGTGGCGCACCTACGGGCTCAACATCAAGGAACTGGACGAAGAGGCACGCGAGGTGCCTCTTTCGTTTTCCAGCGAGGAACCCTATGAGCGGTGGTGGGGGATCGAGGTGCTCGGTCACTCCGCCACCGAAGTGGACATGACGTGGATCGGGTCGGGCCGAGCGCCGCTGCTGGCCGACCACGACACGCGTCAGCAGATTGGCGTCGTTCGCAGCGCTGAGCTTGGCACCGACCGGCGAGGTCGGGCTGTCGTGCGGTTCGGTAAGAGCCCACGCGCCGAGCAAGAGTGGCAGGACGTCAAAGACGGCGTGCGCACGAACGTGAGCGTGGGCTACGAAATCCGCGAACTCGAGCTGGTGAAGCAAGAGGGCGATGTGCCGACGTACCGCGTCACCGACTGGTGCCCGCTCGAAGTGAGCCTCGTTGCCGTCCCGGCCGACATGACTGTCGGCGTGGGCCGCGAGCGCGAGAGCGACGACAGCAAACCCGTGCGCATCAAGGGCCTGCAGGCCCGCGGCGCGCAAACCCCACCCAAGCCAAAGGAGAGCGCCATGGGCGACGAAGTGAAGAACGAGCAGGAAGCCCTGCTGGAAAAGGCGCGCGCCGAAGCGCGCGAAGCGGCCACCAAGGCCGAACTGGAGCGTACGCGAGGCATCATGGACCTGGCCACGCGCCACAACATGCGTCCCTTCGGTGACGAGCACATCGGCAAGGGCACCACGCTGGAGGCCTTCCGCGGCCACATGCTCGACGAGCTGCACAAGAAGGGCAGCGACAAGCCGCTCGACGCGCCGGCCTCGATGATCGGCCTGTCGCAGATCGAGGCGGCCCGCTTCTCGCTGGCGCGCTTCATGCGCAGCCTGATCGAGAAGGATCCCTCGATCGCCGCCTTCGAGACCGAGTGTGCCAAGGCCGTGCGCGCCGCGCTGGACAAGGCCGGCCACCGCTCCAGCAACAACGGCCACTTCCTGCCCTACGAGATGATGCAGCAGCCGCTGCCCGGTGTGCGCGTGCAAGAAGGCCGGCTGATGATCGGCGATCGGGTCATCGGCCAACGCGACATGAGTTCGCTCACCAACAACGCCGGCGGCGCCCTGGTGGCCACCGAACTGCTGGCCAGCGACTTCATCACCTTGCTGCGGAACGCCTCGCTGGTGCGTCGCATGGGTGCACGCGTGCTGGGCGGCCTGGTCGGCCAGGTCGACATTCCCCGCCAGACCGCCAGCACCACGCCCGGATGGGTGGCGCAGGGTGGCGTGGCGTCGGAAAGCGATGCCACCTTCCACAAGGTGAGCCTGACCATGAAGACCGCTCACTCCATGCAGGACGTGACGCGCGACCTTCTGATGCAGGGCACGCCGGGCGTCGAGGGCCTGATCCGCGCGGACCTGATCGAGTCGATGGCCGTCCAGATGGACTACATCGCGCTGAACGGCAGCGGCACCAGCAACCAACCCACCGGCCTGTTCAACCAGTCCGGCATCGGTGCGGTGGCTGGCGGCACCAACGGCGCGGCGCCGACCTGGGACAACATCGTGGATCTGGAAAGCCAGGTCGCCAACTCCAACGCCGCCATGGGCGCGCTGGGCTACCTGTCGAACACCAAGGTCCGCGGCAAGCTCAAGCGCACGCAGAAGTTCTCCGGCACCAACGGCCAGGAGATCTGGCGGGACGCCGCGCAAGGTGACGACTCCTCGGTTTTCGGCAGCCTCAACGGCTACCGGGCCGGCGTGTCCAACAACGTGCGCAGCGACCTGACCAAGGGCACCAGCAACGGCGTGTGCTCGGCCATCGCCTTCGGCAACTGGATGGACCTGCTCATTGGTGAGTGGGGCACGGCGGAAATCCTGCCCGACCCGCTGACCCAGGCCGCCAACCGGATCGTTCGGATGCACATCTACCAGAGCATCGACATCGCCATCCGCCGCGGCGCCAGCTTCGCGGCCATGGTCGACGCGCTGACCGTCTGACGCTTGCGAGGGGCCAGGGCCCGGCGAGCGCTGCTTCGTCGGGCCTGTTCGAGCCGGGTCGGCCGGCGCCCCTTCTATCCCCTCACCGAAACCACAGAGGAATCGCCATGAAGCGAATCGAGATCCTTTCCCACACCTTCGTCCGCAAGGACAAGGAACAACCGCCCGAGCCCGTCTTCACCGGGTCGGTGATCGAGGTCGACGACGAAATCGCCGGCGAGACGGTGGTCTCCGGCCGCGCCAAGTACGTCGACGGCAAGACGAAGTTGCGAGACACCAGCGGCGAGTACCACGCGCTCGCAGACGAGGCCGCGGCCAAGGCGCAGGCCCCGGCCGGCGCCGAGATGGCTGCGATGGTCGCCGCGGCGGTCACCCAGGCGATCGCCGCCGCCATGGCCAGCAAGCCTGCCCAGGCAACCGGGGGCTGATCATGAGCAAGAAGCAAGACCAAGCCCAAGCGCAGGCCGCTGAGGTGCCGGCCGACACCCGCAAGCCGTACCGCATCCGCGACGGCCATGCCTTCGTGCTGAATGACCATCGCATGTTCGGCGGTGAGCGGATCATGCTCGAAGACGACGTCGCCGCGCTGCACGCCGACAAGATCGACCCGATCTCGCCCGAGGAGATCGAGGCCGAGATCGCGGCGGCCGAGCAGGCGGCGAAGGACCGCGCCGCGGCCGCCGGCGTCCAGACGTCCGGAACGGACAGCGACGCCGACGCCTGATGGCCTTCGCTGAAGACACCGCGGCCTTCCTGGCCGACTTCGGCCTGCCCTGCGTGGCCGGCAGCACGTCGTTTCGCGGCGTGCTCAACCAGCCCGACGAGCTGCTCAACCTGCAGCGGGTGCACGTGCACTCGCGGCAGTACGAGCTGGTCTACCGCAGCGCCGATGTCGATCTCGCCCGCGTGCAGGCCCTGACCGTCGACGGCCAGGCCTACACCGTGCGCGAGGCCCCGCGCCAGGTGGACGATGGTGTCTTCTGCAAGGTCCTGCTTTCGAAAGACTGACCATGCCAAGCCGTGCAGAGGCCATCGCAGCGCGCGTGACAGCGGTGCTGCAGGCCGGGCCCACCGACGCCGGCGCCAACGTGTTCCGCGACCGCCAGGACGCGTTCACGCGCGACGAGCCGAAGGCCTACCTCGTCGAGCTGATCGACGAAGACACCAAGCCGCTCGGCGGTGGCCACCCGGCCATCGGCGGCACCGACCAAGACACGGTCCGCGTCATGGTCATGGCCTGCGTGCGCTCGGCCAACTGGCAGACCGTGGCCGACACGCTGCGCTGCCAGGCCCACGCGCTGCTGGCCGCTGACCCGACGCTGCGCGGTCTCGTCGCCAACTGGCGCCGCGACCGCTGCGAATGGAAAGCCGCGAACGCCGACGTGCCCTTCGGCTACGCGGGCCAGATCTACCAGGGCATCACCGTCTCCCGCGCCTCGGCGCTTGACCTTCCCCCTCCCTGACCGAAAGGAAATCATCATGTATCTCTTTGGCTCCGGCCTGCTCTGGGGAACGCCGCTCACCGATGCTTCTGGCGCGGCGATCGCGGTCCCCACTCCGCTGCTCTTCGGCACGCTGCAAAACACCGAATTCGACTTCAAGTTCGAGATCAAGCAGTTGCACGGGCAAAACCAGTTCGCTGTGGCCGTTGGCCGTGGCAAGGCCAGCGTCAACGGCAAGTCGCAGCTGGCCGACATCCGCGCGGGCTTCCTGGAGACCATCGTCTTCGGCCAGGCCGGCACCTACGCCGACACGTCGTTCGTGTACGACACGGTCGGCACGTTGATCCCCGGCACCCCCTACCAGATCACGCCCACCGTGCCTGGCAGCGGCACCTGGGCAGCGGACGAAGGCGTCTTCGACCTGTCGACCGGCCGGCAAATGACCCGTGTGGCCAGCGCCCCGGCCACTGGCCAGTACACCGTTTCGGCCGGTGTCTACACCTTCGCCGCGGCCGACACGGGCAAGACGGTGGCCATCAACTACAAGTACAACGCCACCAGCACCACGGCCCGCAAGCTGACGCTGTCCAACCTGCCGATGGGCTACGCGCCGACGTTCCGCGCCGACTTCTTCGGCCCGTTCCAGGGCAAGCATGCCTGCTTCACGCTGAACAGCTGCATCGCCGAGGGCTTCAAGATCAGCCCGAAGAACGACGACTTCTCGGTGCCCGAGATCCCGTTCCAGGCCTTCGCTGACTCGGCTGGCGTCATCGGCACGATGACGTTCACCGAATGAGCGCCGCCCCGAAGCTGGCCGGGCTGCCGGTCACCATCGATGGCGTCGAGCACACGATGCCCCCGCTCAACGCCACGACGTCCAAGCGCTACTGGGCCCGTATCCAAGCGATGCAGCGTGGCGAAGAGCCCGATCCCATGGGTCTCACCTTGGCGCTTGTTCACGCATGCCTGCAGCGCAACTACCCTGACATCGCCGAAGACCAGGTGGCCGAGTCCGTCGACATGGACAACATCGAGGAACTCAACGCTAAGGTCTTTGGCCAGGGCAGCTTTCGGGCCTGGTGCGCCCGCATGGCAGCGCTTGAGGGAAACGCGCTGGCGCCCCGTCCGACGGCCGAGGCTGGGACTGGGGCGCTGTCTACGCCGACATCGCCACCGCCACCGGCTGGAGATTCAGCGACATCGACGAGCTGAGCCTCGACGACATCGCTGACCTCTGGACCTACTGGAGCGACCACCCGCCCACCCATCGCACCCTGGCGGCCCTAGCCAATGGCTTTGCCGGCCGCCGGAGATCTCTCGGTGGCAGTAGCAGCCGCACGGGTTCTGCCACGCCTGAGACTGAAGAAAGCACGATGGCCGCCGTCGCGATGATGTTCGGCCCACCCAACCGCAAGTACCGCCCACCCTGCCGGATGCTGGAGCCCGTCCAGACGTCCGGACAGGAGGGCGCGCCGGAGCCTGCCCCATGAACCGCGACATCAAGTACAGCGCCACCCTGGACCCGTCGGGGTTCGACAAGGGCGTGTCCGGCATTAATGCCGGTCTCAGCAGCTTGAAGACCGGCATGGCCAATGTCGGCAGTGCGGTCCAGACCCACTGGGATCGCGTTGGTGGCACCTTCTCAATGCTGCAGGGCAAGGTAGTGGCGCTGGCGGCCATCGCCGCCGGAGGCGCGTTCTTCAAGGAATCGATCAACGCGGCAAACCAGCTCAACGGCGAAGTCATGTCGCTGTCCAAGCGGTTGGGTATCACCGCGCAGGCTGCCTCGACGCTAAACACGGCGCTCGGGGACATTTACAGCGACTCCGAGACCTACATCAGCGCGTTCGGCAAGTTTGCAAAGGAGATCAAGAACAACGAAAGCAAGCTGCAGGAAATGGGCTTGCAGACGCGCGACACCAATGGGCATCTGCGCGACAGCAACACGCTGTTCATGGAGGCCCTGCAGGTCGTCTCGAACTACAAGCCGGGCCTGGATCAGACGACTGCGGCCATGACGCTCTTCGGCAAAGGCGTCGACGAAGTGATGACACTGCAGAAGCTGAACAACCAGGTGCTTGAGGACGCCGCGCAAAAGAACCGGGACCTGGGCCTTGCGCTAACCGTCGAGAGCGTCGAAGCAAGCAAGCAGTACAAGGCCGCGATGAACGACGTCGGCGACGTTCTGACTGGCATCAAGGTGACGATCGGCCGAGCTGTGATGCCTGCGTTCACCGAGCTGGGTAAATACTTCGCTGAGGCAGGACCCTACGTCATCAACGTGTTCAAGGGTGCCTTGACCGGCCTCATGCTCGCTTTCCGTGGCGTTCAAGCCATCGTGAAGATCGTCACCGAAGCGATATTCGAGTTCATCAACACCACGATCGACAACATCGGCAACATGGCCGATGTCATTCGCAAGCTCTTCTCCGGCGACTTTGAAGGCGCTTTCGAATCCGCGAAGGCCATCTGGGCCCGCAATGGGGTAGCGCTGAAGCGCATCTTCGTCGACAACGTGAGAGACGCCTTTGGCAGCGCGCAGGACTCCTTCTCGCAGGACCTCCAGCGCATCTGGAATCCAACTGAGGCGACCGCCAAGCCCAAGGGCGGGACTAAGACGATGGAGGTGATGGAGACAAAACCTCCGGTTCACGAGAAGAGCAACATGCCTCAGTACGAGGAAGAGCTGGCCCAGGCAAAGCAGCTGGCCGCCGAGAAGGACGCGCTGCGCGACTACACCAAGGAACAAGAGCTGGCCTTCTGGCAGACCATCCTGACGCGCGAAGACGTGGTCTCGAAAGACCGCATCGCCATCAGCAAGAAGGTGGCCGACCTGCGCACCGCCATCCTGCGCGAAGAGGCCATCGGTGTAACCGCCAAGGCCCTCAACCGGCTGATCGAGCGCATGCAGGACAACCTCAAGGGGATTCAAACCCGCGCGCAGACGGTCGCTCAGTCCGCCGCAGCAATGTCGACGACGTCCGGCCAGGTGGCGACCGCCGCGCACCAGCAGAGCGAAGCGGCATCGAACATGGCGGCGACGATCGAAGAGATGACCGTGAGCATCAACCACGTCGGCGACCGGGCGTTGGAAGCCGACCGCATCTCGAATGAATCGGGCAGGCTCGCCCAGTCGGGCGAAACGATCATCGGTCGGACGGTCGAAGACATCAACAAGATTTCGGCCACCGTCAATGACGCCGCCGAGAGCATTCGCAGCCTGGAAAA